TCTAGATGTTTCATTGGTATCATAAATTAATTTAAGATTTTCTATAGCAGTCACATATTTTCTGGAATAAATATGAGTATCTTGAGAGTCAAAGAATGATGATGTTATAACTCCGGTATGATAGGCTTGAGAACCACTAAACCATATATCATATAAAACACTAGCAGATGTATTAATTGAAAATGAAGCTGAATATGTTCCACTCTGGGTCCATCCGCCCGTGACGACGCTAGGAGTTGTGCTTACTAATTTACCTCCATTTGGCCCAGATGCAGAAGTTTATACTTGTAAATAAATTGAACCTGTGCCAATCGAAGGAATATCTTTTAATTGTCCTCTCACATAATTGTAAAGATATATCGTGTGAGCATTATCATTTGCACTTAGCAGAGAACTACTAACAAAGAATTTTTGTCTTTCGTCTTTTGTGGATGAATCCCATCTTGCTTCTATTAATGGTCTCTTAAAGAAAAATTCACTTGAACGAGCAAAGAATTTCTTCGTAAAATAAGAAACAGTTCCACTTTCTTGACTAGAAGTCAAGAAAATACCCATTCCATAATTTGGCAAAGCGCCTGAAACCCACGATTCAACAAGGGAAGTAATATCAATTTCTAAATCTTCAAATCCTTGCGAAAAGAATTGGCTTCCCGTAAATGAACTAGTAACATAGTCTCCTCCTTGATTTGTCCATTGAGTTCCAGAGGCAGCATATATCCAATTAGCTCCTGTTTGATTTCTGGTAACGTCTAGATAATTGTCCATATCTAAACCAAATCCTTCTTCCCACGAGCGAGATACAGGAAGAACGTTCAATGTAAATTGAGTTGGTAAAGTATCAGAATGCGGCGCATTATACAATTTAAAAAAGAAATTGACACTACCAGAAGACGGAATCTTGCTAATATTTCTATCACTTATAATTTGATTGATAGGAAATTGAACCAATATTCTTGAAAATTCTGACGAGGAACGATTGGCTTGAGCATATATTGTAAATGTTTCTAAGATATCAGCAGCACCCATATTACTGCCAGTACCTCTAGTCTTCAAATCAGATTGGTAGGCATTTGTCAGGGTTGTGTCACTTATAGAAAAATATCTTTTGATAGCCATTACTTATTACCTACATTCAAAAATTAATTATTTTCTTTCCAAATTTGATTATTAATCTTATTTTAAATTTTATAAATAAACATATTATAAATAATGTGGTCCTAAGATATTGCGCCACGTATATCAGCATCAGGGTATTTTATTTCAAAAATAACATTTGCTGGCGTGTTTATATATCTTCCATCTGCCATTATTAAGCTATCAATATTAATGGTTATGTTTGAGTATTGACCATATTTTTTTTGAATAACTTTAACACTAGCTACATCAATAACTCCTCTAACGCCTTGCAATATATTATAAATTTTTGTTATAGAAAATATGGCGCCAATATCCTCTTTTTGTTTATATACTTCTTTCAAGTCACTTAAAGCATTGTTAAGGATATCAAATTTATTTGTATTTGGATCGGTCTCACCAATAAGAACAAACTGAAGACCTATATTAACGATTTTAGCATCTTGAATATCAATAGAATCATTTATTGATTTTCCTTGATTAATCCACGTTATCAAATTTTGTCTCAATGTTGTGGTCGTTTGAATCAAAGTTCCATCAGAAGCTTGAGAAACAACATACATATTGAGGTTTCTTTTGAAAGATTCAGGGTCTTGCACAACATTAACTCTTTTTATTGCTCCAAATTGAGGAGGCATAGAATAAACGAAGCTTCTATAATCTGGAAGAGTAACGGCTCTATTTTGCGACCCAAATTTATCAAATATTCTGAACTTAAGTTCAGTTACGGTTGGGACAGTAACATCGCCAACGATATTCTTTTCATTGGTGCATTCAACAGAACTAATAATAGAACGTACGATGGTTGGGTCTAATGAAGCAACATTAACAAACTCTAAAATAGGATTTGATACTTGAGTAATAGAATTAGGAGTTGCATTAACATTATCTGTGTTATTCACTCTATACGTAACAGTTAATGTGGTATTAGCAGGAACTATTCCTAATTTGCTTGTTCCTAAAATATTTGTTGGGTCAAAAGAAGAATCAATAATAAAGTTCTTGCCCTGAATATCTAAAATAATTTGAGCAGGATCTACAAGTGGTTGACTCAAAACATCTCTATCTGAACCAAATCCAAATTGAAGAAACATTGTAGTTCTATCTCTTTCTGTAATAAATCTTCTTGGCACTGTGAATGGTCTTAATACGTTCGGCACTGTATTTTGGTCAGCAGCATTATTTGTTATAAATTTATATATAACATCTTGTGAAAGATAATCAACTTCAAAATATTCATTGCCTTGTCCATCAATAACAGAAAGTATTTCTGCTATATTTCGCCCGGTTAATGGGACCCTCAAAAACCTTTCAAAATTTCCAATTGTTATAACTTCTTGAACAATTTGACCAGATATTATTTTTCCTTTACCTTTAATGGCATAAGCTGTTGGATTTCCTGTTGTTTCGTCAACTCTAGCAACAACTATAGGATTGCTTGGGTCAGAAAACACAACATCTTCTGTCAATATGAAACCATTCCCAGATATAGAAGAAAGTTCAGAACCTTTTTTAAGTGTTGGAATATAGATTGGATTTGGTCCTAAACCTGTAGTATTTGAGGGAATGATTATATAAAATGTTTGAATTCCTTGAGAAGAAGGGTTTCCTTTGAATTTAAATCCTAAAGCTCTACCATGTCTTAGAACATTATTAAATTCAACTGCGGTATCAATAAAAGATTCATTGACAGAATAATCTAAGTAAAAAGAAAGAATATCGCCAACATAAGACACAGTATCAAGCACCATATCATCAAATGAAGCTTCATTCTCATCGCGAGAAATGTCTGGATAGTATCTACGCCTATAATCACTTAAATCATTTTTAATACTTTCAAAATCTCTTGAAGTATATTTTATTAAAGGAAGACGTTTTCGTTTTGAAACTACCATATTTGTTCTCTAAATAGTCTAAAAGATAACTATATTATTATCTGCACGACTTACATCTAAACTATCTACAAAATTTAAAGGTATGATATCGTATTCTATTGTTAGAGCAATAAAATTCTTATCAATATCTAAATCATCCACCACTGATTTAAAAGTAAGATTCGTTATAGAAACATAAGGTAAATACCTAGCAACTTGAGTTCTTATTTTAGAACTTATCTCCGACCTTAAAGCAGGAGTATCTATTTCAAACAGATATTGTTTGAGACCAATACCAAATGCAGGAATCATAATTCTCTCACCAGGGATTGTTAATAAAAGATTAGTAAGATTCTGTCTTACTAAAGTTCTAAAATCTTTAGTTAAAGCAATCCCATCATCAGGATCCCGAGCTAATGGAAGTCGAACACTTAGTCCCGTCATTGAATTGCTCCTTGATTATCTGGACATAGTTTTGGTATGCCGGCATTCAAATTAAATCCTGCTCCAAATTGGTCAGTTAATAACTTTCTTTTCACATCCTTTCCTTGAGCAGAATTAAATATTCCATCTATATCTAGTGCCAAATACAAGAATCCTAATGGTGTTATTGGTGGTCCTATTCCTGGTCCAAATGGAGGAGGTGGAAACACATTCATTGGAAGTTGTGCAATAGAAGCAAGTTGAATTGGAATGTTTTTGTTATGCTCTTTGGCTGTATCTACAATCTTCCTTGCTCTTCCAATATTTGTATCAGTTAATTCAACCAATCCTTTCAATATTAAGAATGGAGTGCGCGCAGCAATTGCTGGTAAGGACAAACCAGGAATATCTGTATCAGTATTAGCATTATTTTGTGCAGTAGTTGAAGCTCCAGCATTACCTCCCAGTTTGGTAATATATGGGTCATCATATTTATAATTTCCACTGTTTAATAATGCTTGAAATGTTGTTTTAAGAGAAGTTTTTGTTCCGTTAAACAACTTTACAAGTTTCTTTACATTTGAAAGATATACAATATTATAAAGAATCATCAAAGACATCATTCTATCTAATGGAAAACTATAATTAAACAAGAATTTGAATTCGTTTGTATTAACTAATGCATCTCGTAATTGTTGAGCTCTATCATTCCATCTTTTCTCAATACTATCTTGAGTTCTATCGTCAGTTGTTAAAGTCGCAAGGATATTGTCTTTCAATTCTACTGAAACAATAGGAAATAAATTAATTTCTCTTAATGTTTGGGGCTGAGTTGTATCTAGATAATCTCCTCTTATTGTTGTATTATTTCCTTCAAATATTTGAAAAGCCTTATCAAGTCTTGATTCATTATTAACCTTATCATTCGTATCATTTGTAAATAATCCATTTGTAAAAGAACCATCATTCAATACTGTTGCAATTTTTGTTGGAGCCCCACCAGGAGCAACAGGAGGATTAGTATTAAAAGGTTTTTCTGTAGGAAGAACATAAGACAATCTTAATCCATAAGAGACGCCAGCAAACTCATTTGCTAAATTGATTCTATGGCCCTCTAGAGTCTCTCTTTGTTTTAATGCTCCGAAGATAAATCCATCAAAATCAGGAATATTCGCAACACCAATAATTCCATCACTATTAACATTGTTGCTTACACTTGTTCTTATGAGCTGTAACGGAGATAAAGCTGTTCTTGCATTAAGAGATTGTGCTTGTAAAGTGATTGTCTTCTCGTCTATTCTAACATAACGTTCTAGAATCAAATTTCCATTATCCAAATTAAAAATTGCTTGATAATCTTTCCTTTGATTTTCAGTTGTTCCAGAAATTGCTTGCCTTAAGTTGATTTGATCAGCTGTCGCAAGACGTAATGACCCATCCGCTACATCAAATAAAGGTAACCATTCCTCTATTAATATCCCGCTTATTTCAATATCTGTATGAGTTATTAAGCCTGATAATTTATCAATAACATCCGACACTTGTTCTTTAATCAAAATATTCAAAGCTACATTTAAATCACTAGTTTTTGAACCATCCAATTCACCTTTCTCTATTCTAGTATTATAAGTTTTAAGAACTTGTTCGTTAAATTGTGAGGAAAAATTAGCATCATTTGTAATAATAGATAAATCAGCTATGCCTTTATTAATAGCATTAATAAAATACGATATTACGACATCATCTGCTTTCCCGTTCTCAGATAACTTAAATTCAGAAAAAACAAAGATTGACCTTAAAACAAATTCTATTGTGAATAAACGAATGAACGTAAGGACTGCTCCACTTATGCCAGACTGTTCTAATGTATTCGGAGATGATTTTCCAAAACCATCAATTGATGGTGTAAGGTCTTCGGAACAGCTTGCATTATTAAAATCATTCTTCATTCTATTCTTAATTCCTTCCAAATCAAGAAGGCTAGGTTTACAACCATTGGGTTGTTTATCTGGTGTAAAATTAACCAACGAAAGAACTTTAGAATCAAACATCGGGGATTGCGCTACTTGTCTAGATAAAGCAGCAAAAATGTCTGTAAATATATTATCATATATTTCATTCTTAACTTTATCTCTAAAGTTTGTATTAATCTCATGGAGATTCAATGGACTTCCGATACCTTTAGCATAATCTGGATTAACTAATGAATTTCCGTCTCTATAAATTGGCGCTCCATTCTTCCAAATATCTGTTATAAATGCGCTAAAATATGATTGTGGTGCAGAAGTATTTGACAATAAATCTAAATTATTGTTCCTAATAAAACTTAAAATATTAGAAGGGATGGGACTAGATTTAGAAACTCTAAACACTTCCTGTGCTACAGAACTAGAAGTATTTTTTTCATTCACCGTAAAAGTAAAATTATCAATCTCTGGAGAAGGATCCGTTGGCAATATATAATCAATATATTGTTCTATTGTTTGTAATTGTCCTATCTCTCCTTGAGATTGTGATAAAGTTTGAACTGCCAACAGAGAAGAAGTAATAGGAGCATTTGAAGAAGAAAAAGAAGAAGTATCGAAAGGTGTTGCTTGTGGACCTAGTGATAATATTTGTGATGATGATGGAGGAGTAGTCAATACACTAGCATCTAATCCGTTTGGTATTATAAAAGAAATTCTTCCAGTTACTGAATCAAAATTAAATAATTTAGGATTAAACTCCATATTTTCTAAATTCTGTTTTAATCCTTTAGCCACGAAACCAGTTGTAAATGTTTGGTCTTCCCAAATAGTGACAGGGTCACCATCTGTCTTATCGGGGTCTTTAACGGAGGTACCTTGAGCAACAATTCTCAAAAATTCAGGATTAGCTATATCAGCACTATTGCCATTAGGGTCTGTAAATTTTGTCTTTCTAGGAATAACACGAGGCGCTTGCGTTGTTGTAGTTTCTTTAAGAGCTATTGGAAAACCATTTATATCTTGGTCAAACGCAATATGAATACCATCATACATAACATCAACAGTTTTGTTCAGCATATGAGTAAATGATGGATGGTCTCTTGGAATCATTCCTTTATTTTTTTCATCATTGTTCTTACAAAAAACAGGAGGAATAATATTATCCAATGGTTTGTTCTTGTTTAGAAGATGAAGTAAATCGTGAAGTCTGTCAGATTTTCTTTTATTGGACATTGCGATTTGCTGGTTTATTTGGTCTGGTGTTAAGCCTTTTGTTTTTAATAAATCTCTCTGATTATTATTGTCTGGAGGGTCACAGAAACCTCTTGTAGTTCCAAATCCCTCACTTCTTATTGCTATTTGGTCTAATAATAATTGTTTGTTTATTAATCCACCAATATTTTGAAATAAATCTTCTGTCTTAGCAGGATGGTATTCGCCTGTTGGTGTTGCCATCAATGGTTTGATGTTTGAATATTTATTAGAAACCAAGCAATTAATAATACTTCCCACTTCAGGCGATATATTACCTGATAAAGTATTGCTTATCTCCGCTGGTGATAATAGAGCAGAAAGGTCATTTAAAAAATTACTAAAACTATTTGCAAAGTTAGATATTTGTGCCGCATCGGCACTTAACTCAGAAAATAGTTTGGATTGAAGCCCGATGAAAGCTTCTGCATTGATATTCAAATTGAAGCTACGAGCTAATAAATCGTTTAAATTAATAGACCCAAAGTTAAGTTTTGGAATATCGCCACAATTCTCTAATATTCCCTTTATAATATTTTTAATTGTATCAACTAAAGCAGCAACCAAAGCATCTATAATAGCTGATTCTATTTGTATGCTTATTTCTGCCATAATATCGGCAGTTGGTAACAAATCATCCAATGTTATAGTTGGAATTTCAAACTTCGGAATCTCTGGTATATTGATATCTAAATCAATATTAAAATCAATACTAAACTCTCCACCAGAGTGTCTTACAACCAATCTTGCACACAATCCCTCAAGAGTGGCTTCAATAATATCAAAAACAAAATTATCTTCAATAACTTTCTTAATTAAGTTCTTTCCTTCAAAAACGTCAATAATGCCTTGCAATGGAATGATTGTTAAGTCATCTATGTTGTTAATTCTTACGTTTGCTTTGGCAGACAATAAACCAAAAATATTCAATTGGTCTTCAATACTTAAAGAATTAATACAAGTTTTGATTCCAGTTCTAAGAGGAGATTCAAGTTGAGGAATTTTTAATATAGCTATTCCTGCTTTTTCTGCTAATGTTGACAACAATTGACTAGGTTTAAGGCTTTTAAGAAAAGCTCTTACCAATACACAAGGGTCAGGCAATGGAAAACATTTTATTGCCATCGCAATAATACTTTGCAAGCTTACCTTGTTAAGAATCTCTTGATAAACATCTTCTAAAGAATTGACTTTTTGCAAAAGTTTATCAAAGTTGGAGACGTCTAGGACAGCATCACCCACAAAATCAATTCTATGTAGATTATCTTCTAAAATTGATGCTTTAAATTCAACTGATGCCAACAACATATCCTCAGCATCCTTTTCTTCTTCACTTAACACTTTCTTCTTATTTGAAGAAGAAATTAACTCTCCAACTGAATGAGCGTTTCCTATAAGATTTGTTAAATCTGAAGTAAGTTTTATTTCTGGAGTTCTTGCTGTAAAGTTCTTAAGAAAATCAGTAAGAGAAGCTTCAGGACGTTTACTTCCCATTTCATTTATCTCATCTAAATGAGAAAGATAAACAATTGTTCTATCATCATTTACAGGTCTCGTTTGAAGAAAATTTTCAAAACCCACACTTAATCTTACAAATGATTTACCATTATCAAACAAAACATACGATATCTTATTATTCTGGTCAACACCTAATATAATTAAATCATTTTGTTCAGGACGTAGACTGAATCCATTAGCAATCAACAAATTCTCTAATACTGAAACAAAATCTTCAAGTCTTTGAGCTTCTTTATTAAGATTTATATTAATTCTGCCTTTGAGGTTAGAAACATCATCTCCATATTTTCTTATTCTAATGGCAGCCGCCTTAATGGTTGTTCTTAATTCTGAAGAAAATAGAGTTATTTCTTGTTTAACCGGAGGCAGATGGATTGAACCTGATGGCACTGGCAAGCGAGGAATACTATCCAAAGTTTTAGAAGGGACAGAGACAAGAACTTTCATTCCAAATAAAGGAACAACTTTATCATCTTCCCCGCATTTTGGATTTGGACGTTCAGGAACAAACCAATCAGGAGTCTCCGACACTATTAATAAAGTATTAATATTATTTTGGGATTCTTTTCTTCCATATACACGTAATAGAGATTTAACTCCAATTGGTTTTGCATCATTTAATATTTGTTGAAGTTTAATACCAGGAACATCATTCTCTGTTGGAACAGTTATAAAATATTTATTTGCTCTAGAATCAAAAAAAGGAGAAATTAAATCTAGAGTTGTCCAATCAGGAATCAAAAGAACGCCTGTTCTGGCATCCTTTCTTGGATCATGATCATTTAAAATATTATCTTTGCAAACCATATTAATTTACGTTATTCCAAGTTTATAGCATTCTATATTATATACAGTTTTGGGAGAAATATAATAACTAGTTGCAATTATTATGACGCGAATTAATAAATTTAGATCCTGCTGGAGAAAAATAAGTTTGTTTGAAAAGAGCAAGATTAACCTTGTGAGAAATAAGAGACCTCTTTGTTTGAAATAAGTGGTCAATCATTGTTTTAATTCCTGCTGCCATAACTGGAGGAGAAGGAGTTGTTGGCAACCCAAAGAATGGCGAAAAATGAAAATGATGAGTTAATGCTTCGTTAAAAGTCATTTGAGCCATAAGCAAACTATCAACTATTCCGTTGAGTTTATCTACATGTATTGTTAATCTTTTAAGAGCATCTCTCAAATTATTTCCTTTGACCATTGGTTGCAAATCTGTATCGTCATTTCCTGCAATAAGGTCAATTCCGATAATACTTGATATATCTCCTCCTTGTGAGTTTTGGTCATCAGTCTTGGTTATTAACTTTATTCCTTCTCTAGCAATAATACGAATGCCATCAGCTTTCAAGGCAATTCCAGATTTTGTTTTGGAAATTCCAACGCGACCTCCAGCCAATCCAAAATTATCATCTATATCGGTTTTTTGGCTTATATAAATTCTTGCTGCATCATTCTTAAAATCCGGATTAACCCATATTCTTTTACCAGAAGCCAAAAAAGCTTTGGCTTGAGAACCCATACGACCAGCAACAATATCTATTGCTCCTGCTTGTGTATCTCCTCTACCTCCATAACCACTTAGCCTACCAGCTGGTCGATCGCGTCCAAGAACTATTGAAGCATTATTTCCGTTCTCAACAATTTTTTCACTGTGGGTTTTGATTAGTTGAGGAACTGATTCTATTAAAGGATCTCCGCCAATGCCCTTTGCTAAAACTTGTTGATCTTTATTTACTTTAGACAGACGTTCGACAGTAGTTCTATCAATACCTGAGAATGTAACTGCTTTTTTAGAATCACTCATAAACTACATTTTATCTGCCATATCATCCTTATGCTAATACTGTAATGGCAATATTATAGAAATTTATTCTCTGCTGTAAACCCAAATCACCGCCATTTACTGCTCTACTAACAGCAACGATACCACCTGCACCTGTATCTGCAAGCTTATTAATATTATGGTCTTCGAAATATTGAGCTGCAATCAAAGCAGAAATATCAGCACGAGCAGCAATCTCTGGATTATCAATAAGATTCACAGCTATTCCTAATGCATTAAGTTTTTTGGTCATTGCAGTATAATTGTATCTTCCGGTGAGTTGAATTAATCCTCTACCTTTGAATTTAGCTCCATCACCAGGTTGATTATTTCCTAGATTTTTTCTATTCTCATATTTAGAAAAATCAAACCCATTCGCTGAACTTGGCAATTCTGTATCAAATTTCAATTGAGCACTTTCGACAGCGATTTGTGATAAGAAAGCAGCTTGTCTCTTAGGCGTATTCATTTGGTATTTCGCCATGGCAGCATTCAAAGCAGACAAATATTTTTGTATATTTGCATCTGTTGCCTTAGACATTATTCTTTTCAATTCATCTACAGAAACAGGGTCAAAACCAGCTGGTAATGGGTCTGGTAATACCCCGTTTGTTGTTTCTCCCATAGTTGTTGGCATAAATTTCTCCTTTGTAGTTTCAATTGATTGTGGTATTTGATTAGATATATTTTTATTTCCTAACAAATTATCTCCTGATGGAGGTGATGCTGCCAATTTACTAGAACCATTATCGTCAAATATTTTCTGTCCAGATTTTTGTCCGACAGCTCCTGGAGATGCATTAGAAATAACAGGTCCTAAATATATTGGTTGTGTTAAATTCACTCTATTGACAAAATCAACTAATACAATATCTCCTGGCGCTACGGGTTTATTGCTTATTTCTTCACTTGCAGCAATAAAACTTGGATACATATCAATAACTTTATTTGCTTCTTTGGCATTCGCACCATATTTGGAAGGTTCGGGCAAAGCAGCATGTATCTCAGGAATTCTTACTTTTAGAACCTTAAGGGAATAAGGTTTACCACTACCAAAAACTCTTGATAACCAACTATCAGGTTCATGATTATTTGGGTTATTATCTATCCTTAATACAAAACCTTTCAACGGTCCGGAATTTTCATATGTATCTTTTTTGAAAACCGCGAGGGCAGCTTCTTTAAGAACATCTGTAGGCTTTGTGTTTCTTGTATCTAAGGTTCTGCCCGTTCTCTGTTCTTCAACAGGATTCAAATCACCATAAGCAGGATATAGACGGTCATCAGCCATTTTTTTTACTCTTTTTTATGGCTGTAGCAGTAGATTGCTTAGCTACGGCATTAAGTTCTTCAAAAATTGAATTACGTTCTTCATCTGTTATCTCTGTATCAGAGTCTGTTTTTTTCTTTAATAAAGAAGAAATTTTAACCAATTGTTCGTTCGAACGTTGAAGGGTTTCTAAATACTTCGCAAGAGCAAAACCAACCTCTTTATGACGATCGGACCCACCAGCAATATAAGCAGTTAAATCTTTAAGCAAGTCTTTCGCTTCTCTACGATCATCTCTAATATTTTGAATAGCTTCTTTTGTAAGTTCTTCAAATTTTAAAGTTTTCATTTATTGTAATTAGTTTATTTCTCAAATGTCTTAGTTTTGCAGCTTCACTTAATTTCTTTTTATGTTCTTCTGAAAATTTCTTACCTTTCTTTCCTTCACTTATTGCTCTTTTGTGGTCTTCGGTTTTAGGTTTATTTTTTAAAGCAATAGAAAGTTTTTCTTTCCATTCATCCGAAAGATGCTTACCATAATTATAATTATTTTCTCCAGAATTGGCTTCTCTTATTTTTTCTTTCCACGTTATTTCTCTACCTAATAATGATTGGCGAATATTTTCTTTCCACTCTTCTGTTAATTTGCGACCTTTGCGTTGTTTGGACCAAATCTCTTTAGTAGTTTCTGTTGGATGACTACCTAAATTCGAATCAGCAATTATTCTTTGATTATATCCCATTAAACCAAAAGGTTTCAAATTATCAAGCCAATATTGTTCTCTTTCAATCAATTTATCTTCTTCACATTCTTCAACTATTTCAAATATAAAATTTTCTTTCCCATATTTTAGAAAAGCAGATTCTAAATGATTATTATACTTTTTAGACCATCTATTAAAACAATTTTTAGCACTGCCAACATAAAATTTTCCATTTAATTTATTTGTTATTTTGTATACTCCGCTCGTCATGTAAATAAATAGTTCATATATCTATAAAGCGCCTAATTAATTATTCATCACTATACCATCTCTTTTTAAAATCTTTATATAATTCGCGGAACTTATTGAGATTATTAAGTATTTGTTTTGTGTTCAAATCTGTAAGTTCCCGCACGTAAATGTATATTGCTTTTTTATTAAAAATTTCTATTGCGTCCGGTTGAGAAAGAAGAATCTTTATAGCTTGCAATACTTTATATTCATTTGGTTTTAAATTCATTTTCTCCCATTTAGCAATCTCAACCCACAATTCTTTTAAAAATTCATCATACATTCTCTTCTCATCATAATCGTTATAGGTTGATAAATATTCAACTTCAATGGCTTTTGAAATCTCTTCATATTGTGTTTCTTTTTTGGTTTGAATAGAAAATTTTTTCGCCTTATGAATAAACCAATTCTTTGTTATGACGCTGAAATATGAAAAAGCTTTGGACCCTTTCAACGGGTCAAATTTACTTAGGATCGTTATTAAGTGACCTTCACATTCTTGAATCAATGATTCTATATTTGGAAGGCTAGTAAATTTATACTTAAAGACAATCTTTTGAACCATTTCGGAGAATGCTGGTTTGATAATCTTTACGTATAGGTTATTTC